GCGAATCGTCCAAGCCACAGCAACCTGTCCCGCCAGCCCTTCCCCGCGAGCTTCACCCCAAAGCGTGCGTGCGAGGATGTCACGTTCTTTTTCTGAGTCAGTCATAAAACTCTCCGGTAAAAAAAAGCCAGCTCTATGGCTGGCACTAGGCGAGTTAAATCTGCAACGTTAAATATTCAATTACGGCGACTCACACAACTCAGGCCCGACGCCGAAAGAACTTTGAAAGTTATTAGTTTGCAAATACTCAACCAACGACTCGTCATCATCTGCAATTAATACAACATCCGGCCAATATTGAAGGTTTTGCTGGCATCCAAATAGCGCAAGAATTTTTCCATCAGATTTTCGGGCGTAAAGGCTCATATCAAATACCCTCCAACGTACACAATAAATAACGGGGTCCCGGCAGTAGAGTTTGTAGTCACTGAAACAGTTTGTGGTGTCACAATCGGAACGTTCGCGAAATTACCAATTGATGCGTTGCCCGAACCAACCGTTGCAGACGTGTTTTGTTGTCCGATCAAAGAAGAATCAGAGGTCAAAGACAAGCTCAAACCTGCCGACGCCGTGCTCGAAACCGATAGCTCGCCAAATATTTCAATCGCATTGGGAGGCACCGCCCCGGCAATTGACACAGGCGTGGCGGTGATAATCGAAGAGCCCGAATATACTGCGACGAGAGGTATAAATACTTTGCGTCCCTGTACCCGGCAAACTTTGAATAATGCACTTGCTCCGGTTGGTACGACCGCCAGCAAAGCTGAAGCTGTATAGCCGGCCGGATACGGTGCTGCACTATAGACGGCTGGCATTATTGCAGAAGTAGCATTCGTTGCCAGAATGCTACTTGCGCCCGTGGCGGGGTTGTAGATCGCATAAAGCGCAATATACCCATTCGCCAGCGCGGTGCCTGCGTCCATCCCCCCTGGTCCAGTCGTGGCCAGGTTGATGGTCTTGCTGTAAGACGAAAGCCGATAGGCCTGCCCGCCCAAGCCGGCACCGACGACGACCTGATCTGCCGTGACGGTCGCACTCGCCGATGCGGTAGGAACAGTCATTTTCAGGTTCGTTGCGGTCCCCACAGCGCCAGTGGACATTGTCCGGATGGCTCTCAAAAGCTGATCCTGAACGCCCTTGACCGGTGCCACCCCGCCTGCAGACAAGACGCTGACAAGCTCTTCCTGGACGTCGTTCATCCAAGCGGCGGTCACCACGGTTGCCTGCACACCACCGACGGGGTCGCCTTCAGTGAATTTTTTGTCTACCGTTGCACCAGGACCATCGATTCTATGCATGTCGTTTTCCTAAGGGAGTGTTAAAGCAATGAGATCGGCGTCACTGATACGCCGCGGGTAGTAGCGAAGACTGCGCACTACTCCGTTAAGTTGACGGATCGTGTTGGATGCGCCCACGGTTAACACACCGGCACCCAGGGAGGCGATGTCCAGCACACTTGGCGTTGTGCGTACGACCCCGTTCAGGGCTACTGTCACATTTACGCCATCGAATGCGACCGCTACTTTCCCTGTCGTTAGGTCGCTGCCGAATACAGACTGGGTAATAATCCCCCCTGATACAGTGCGGGTAACGGTCGCAACACCACCGCTTTGCAGATACACGAATAGCTGATCGTTACCGTTGATCAACGAGAGCAAATGTCGTCGGTCATTCGCAGCAGCAGTCAATGGCCCCTGTGTTTCAATATCAACTACGAAGGTGCCAGCGCGCAGCCCAAACCACGACTGAGCCACGTCCACTGTGGCCAGATCAATCGCGCGAGTTATGGTCGAAGAGGTGGTCGGAATTGGTGAACTCGGATAATCATTCGCCTCGAGTTGACCGTGCCAGATCAGGAGGCCCGATAGCCCATCACCTTGATTAGTGAATGCCCCTGTCTCGTCCAGATTTACGATACTTAGCGTACTGCTTGTGGAGGTACCGTTTCGAACAGAAAGGATTGAACACCTCCACCAACCGTTACCTGCATTTTCCACACGCACATCAGCACCAGCAGTACCCGCGACTGTGTACTCTCCGCTCAACAAATTCACTCGAAGCTCGGTTCGTATCGACTGCCCCGCGAAGTTCAGACTTCGAATGGCAACATTCGTAAGCTCTGCTGCCTTTACGTATACCCCCATCCAAAACGTTGTATTGGGATCGGTTACTTTGGACTGTTGGACATGGTGCTCAAGCAGCGAATTGCTTGAAACCACTTTGAACGCGGAGTTGGTCCCGTCGGGTGCAACCCCAGCCGCGGGGATAACCGTGACGTTGACCTTTCCCCAGATTGCGTTAGAGAAGTCACTCGAATAGGTAATCAGGTTAGTAGCAGCCGCCTCAACAACTAACCCTTGGCGAACACCAGTTACGCTGGAATGGGTAAGCCTCGGCACATTCACTCCTAGTTGCTCGAAGCTCTTGGCTGGGTTTACGCGGCCACCGGCCGATGCACGGGTGAAGTTGACGATGCTGGCAAGCAGCACACTCTGTTGCGCTACCAGGTAAGTGTCGAGCGAAAAGTTCAGATCGAGCGACGAGTTGGCATAAGCAAAAATCGGAATGGTGTGCGCTGGTGCAAGCTGCCTAATCTTGCATTCAAGCGAACCAGTACCCCACGAACGTAAAGGCTCACCCACGGCCGAGAGCCCTACGCGGAAAGCCAGAACTGTGGTTTCCGGGCCCTCGACCTGCCAGGCGAACTGCCAATCTCCATTGGTTAGGGCATCGCCTGCCACTGAGAAGCCAGCCCTGAAGGGCCTGAACTCAGTAATGGCGACTTCGTATCCAAGCGCCGCAGCAATGCTCACGAAGTAGACAATCGACTGCCCACCCGTACTGGCAAGTTTGGCCAACAGTGCATTGCGACGCCCCTGAATCGTTTCCTCCAACACTCCGGAGCATCTGTCGGGCAAGCCCACGACCCGCTCCCAATCACCCAACAACTCATTGGTCGTCGTGGGATTTGCTTCGAGCGGCAACGTGAAGCCCCGCTCATCGACTCGAGCAAGCTCTACCGACATGCCGTCGAGCAGATCGTGGAGCGTGGTGCCAGGGTCGCGCGGGAAGGCTTGACCGGGAGGGAGCAGCTGTTTCAGCTGCTCTCTGTATTCGGCAGCTGTAGGCATTGAGCCCCCTAGAAGCTGGAAAAGGTAAGTGTTCCCAACGTGGCCATGTGCCCGGTTGCATGAGGCACGTCGGCTGTCGGTGTGACGATCGCGTTATCCGCTTCGCCCGCTGCCAGGGATACCGATTCCCGCAGCCGGCTGATCAGGATCGGCTCGCCGGGTTTCGAATCCCGCGCAATCAGATCCGCAAGCTCGGCGGTGACGGCTGCGCGGACGGCAGCGGCATTCGGCTGCAGCTTGATAGTCATGTTGAGCGGATTGGCTATGGGTGCGACCACAAACACTTCGGCAGTGACCGGACGTCGGGCGTTGATGTACGCCTGGACCTCGGCGACTTTGGCCGGTGTTGGAATGATGTCCGGAAGGTCTTCACAGACGAACAGGACTGTCACGGTACCGGCGCCCATCTGGCGCGGATACACCCAGACCCGGGTTACACCGGCCACCTCCAAAGCCCACATCTGGTAATCAAAATCCGCGCCGCCGTGCGGAGGTTGCTGAATTCGCGCCAGCAGCCTGGCCAACAAGCGTTGATCCGACTCCGTGTCGACACCGCCCTCGATCTTGGTTGCAGTCGTTCCTGTCGACTGGACGCCAGCAATCGGGGACAACAGGAAGATCGGTAACCCTATTCCAAAATTCCCGGCCTCCCCCGCCTCCAAGGCCAGCACGGGTACAGACAACGGACTGGCACCGAACACCGCATCGCCGAGTACCTTGTACTGGACACCATCCTGCCGTTGCACAATAGTGCCATCGACAATGGTCGAACCGGGGCCCCCGGAGAATGCAACCTGGCCGCTGGCGAAACCGGCGGTTTTTCGGGTGATCTTCCAGATAGCCGCCCAGCGCTCGAGATACTCCTTTTCGGCCGTGTCGATGATCGACTGCTTGGCGATCCAATCCAGAAAGCCGTACAGCAAATGGACCGCGCCGGCCTCAGACTGGCCGATAACTCCGAGCAGCGATCGCCGCAGCACAGCACCGTCGACGCCCGTTACCCGGCTGCTGATATCGGCAATGACGCGTTCGATCAGCTCGGTCAAAGTTGGTCGAGCAAATGGCATCAGGCGGACCTCTTCGCGGCTTGAGCCGCCCATTCATAGTTGAATCGATAGCGAACCGGTGACCCGGTTGGCCGGAAAATGTCTACGAGAATCAGCATCCAGCCTTGGGCGACAAACTCAGCGGTCACCTCAACGCGGGTCGCGACCAGGTCCTCCACCATCCAGGCCAGTGCCTCCCGGCAATACTGCTGAGCGCGTCCAAGGATCTGCGGAAGTTGCTTTTCTCGCGCGAGCAGCCAAAGCAGCGATCCGGTCTGGTCCGACGGCGTCGCATTACTGATGTCACCCCAGTAACCACGCAGATCATCCTGCGGGAGCTCCACGGGGAGCTGCTCAGCGCTGGCTCGGCGATCGGTGAAGAGACTGATGATGACCGCCGTCTCCAAGCCGTCATCACGCGCCAGATCGAGAGCAGCCAAAACCAGTTCCCCGCCGTTTTCGGTCATTACCATTGCAGCATCGGCCATCAGATCGGCACTCCTGAGTTTCCACTGCCGGCAGTAACCCCGCCGTGTTTATGGGTGCTACCGATGTCCTTGCCATTGTTCGTGACGGTGCCGGTGCTGGTGATGTCTCCGATCACTTCTAGATCGCCCACCACCTTGATCGTCGGCGCCACCACTTCAAGGTGCTGAACCGCCGTCACCTTCACCATCTCGCGCAGCAACTCGACCTTGTTGCCCAGGTCGTCGTAGATGGCCACCTCACCGGCACGCAAGGGGATGCGGTACCGACGGTCATCGACAACGAGGACAATCCCCTGCTCCCGGTTGCCGCCCAAAAAAGCGACCGCTACATCACCGCCGAGTGGGTGACTGGTGAAGCCGTAGTTCTGCATGTGCTCAAGGCCATCGCGCAGTTCGTCCTTGAGCAGCTCAACCTGCACCTGCTGCCTGGGGCCGGAATCATTGACGCCCCGCAGCACGCCACGGGAGAACATCATCATTACGCGGCTGCCAATCTCGCGGAGCGCTTCCCTCATTTCGGTGGATCCTCTTCGCCAATGGCCTCGGCCCAAATGTTGCGCTGGCCTTTTTTGCCGGCCTTCGTTTTTTTCGCTTTCTTACCGTCTGGTGGCTCAGGGTCGAAGGCCTGCGGGCTGACGATCTCAAGCTTGGCCGTGGTCCCGCCTTCGCCGCGCTCGTAAGTGACCTGGCGAATCAGCATCCACCCGTCCATGCGTAGCCAGGACGAACGGACATAGACCAGCATGCCGGGCTCCCACAGTGCTCCGCCCGGGCTTTGCCGCCACCCATAGACTGAAACGCTGGCAGCAGCGGACTTGCCAATTCGGCTGTTCGCCTCCCACGTGGCGCGATCCTGCAGGCTTGCTGTTGTGCCGCCAATCTCGGCGACCAGCAGCATTGGTCGATAACGTCTAATGCCGCTGTCGGTAACGCTGCCTTCGATGTGAGCCTCGGTTTCTCCGGTGCTGTCGGGGCTGTAACTTGCCTGACCCTTCACCTGGTAGTTACTGAACCGCTGGCTGTGATCAATGGTACCGATGGCATTGAGGATGTTTTCACCCTGCACAAGCGCAGTTGTGGTGCGCCGAACGCCGGCGCGGGTAATCAACAACCCGCCAGCGCCGTCAGGCATTAACAGCGCCTTGCGCTGCCGGGCGTAGCGCTCGATCGCTTTGAAGGCTGTTTCACCCTGTTGAAGCTTGCAGACCTGGAATGGCTCACCAACGGCTATATCCGCCTTCACCGTCACGCCGAACGGAGCCGCGAGGATCTGCGCAAACTTGAGCAGATCGATGTTTTTCCATTCATCCGGGGCGTGCACGGCGCTGCAATCCACCAGGTCGGCAACCTTATCCCGGCCCTGCACATTGATCGTGTGGTCGTTCGCGCTGTAGGACGGCTTGAAAATATCCACGTAGCCGATCACCATCGGAAAGCCGGCCAGCCTGACCTCGCACGCATCACCCGGGAGAATCGGCCAGGGTTCTACTTGTGCCAGCGATCTGTTTCCCGCCTCCCATTTTTCGGTGAACGTTGCCGTGAAGGCCGTGGTTGCCGCATCGATCGCGCGGGTGACCCCAAGAGAAGTCCAGCCGGCGTATTTCATACCGTTGACCAGCAGCTCCAAGTCATCCATCTGCGAGTACCTCGAGCTGTTGTCCGCCCGTTAAAAACCCTGGATGTCTCGCTGAATTGCGCGTAGCGATGTCATCTGCGCGGCCGGCGTCGCCGTAGATCTGATAAGCCACCAGCAGGGAAGGCAACGTTTCTCGCGGTACGTATTGAACAATCCGGGCAAGGTTTTGCTCAGGATTTGGCACGGCCTGAACCACACTCGTTCGCAAATCAGACAATGCGACGTACACCTCATCGTTCGGAGTGACCTCGCTTTCGGCTTCTATACGGTCGACCAAATCCTCACGGACCTTGATTGCTGCCTGGTAGCTATCGTAAACGGTTGGAACAGGGAGTGTTTGGGTAACACCGGGCGCCGTCTGAGTTGCTCCCGTCGTTGCCGACGCTGCCCCCTGCGTCGACTGCGTGGTGCTCGTCGTTGTAACCACCGGGGTTTGCGTGACGACCGCCGCCTTGGCCGCCTCGGCTACAGCCACCTGGCGCACCAGTGCATTCATCGCAATTGCATTGGTGGCCTGCTGCTGGCGGCTTGGCGTCGCGGTACTGCCCGTATAGGTTGTCGGCGACCGGTCAAACAAACTGGTCAGCATGCTGAAAGCGTTTGTTCCAAAAGCTGAGCGGACCGAACCGATCAAGCCTGTGATACGGCTGACCATATTCAGTGGCTTCTGGACCAAACTTGAAGCGTCGGATGCAAGTCCACGCGCTTGCAGGTAAAAGTCAGACGCTGCCTTCAAGTCGCTGGAGAAGCTCAAGCCCGGCGCCGCCATGTACTCACCCAGGGCTGCCAGCCCGGACGCAGCAGATTCCGCTACGTAGGCGGGAAATCCTGTGGTCAGGAAGTCAGACACAAAGCTTTTTTCTGCCGCAGCGGTGACGGTGTTGCCCTTGGCGCTGATCGCATTGACGCTATCAACGTTCGCCGACGGGTAGGCCGCCTCCCCTGCCTCCAAAAAGGTGAGGGCGATCGTGCACTTTCCGCCTTCAGCCGCGCTCTCGCTGATGTTCAGGCCACGACAAACAACGTTCATTTCCCCGCGATACGGGTGAACCAAAGCACCCGGGCCCGCGACCTCGCAGGCCTTGATCAGTTCGTCCTGGTTTAGGTGGTAGTCCTTACCGAGCAGGTAACCGATGACCGAAAACTCGCGGGACTTTCGACCCAGGTCTTCGGTGTACGGAGTGTCGCGCTGCGCGGTTTCGTGCACGGCTTGACGCCGACCGTGGCTGCTGTCCGCACTTTCCACAAAAAAGGCCACGCCGCGAAAAGTCGCAGCGCGGTAGGTGTCTCGCCAAGTCATGGAAAACTCCGGTTAGGGGGCCATCATTGAGTAACCGAGGTCGGTGTCGAACGTCGCGCCCTGGCTGCCCTCGGTTTTAACCTTGGTGCCTGGCGGCAGGTTGTTCATGTCGACTTGCACCAGCACTTTTTGAGTTGGCTGTTCGACTGCCTGCGCAGCGATCTGACCGACCTGAGCTGCGCGCTGGCCCAGCTCGTTGACTGAACGACGAGGCCCAAGTGCTGCGTTTGGATCGGCGGCCAAAGCTGCGGCAACGTTGGAGTTTCCGGGCTCATTACCCGTCGCGTCACCCATCGAGGCATCGTCGATACCCAGCAGCTTTTTCGCCCAGTCGGGCAGACCATTTTTTATCGCCGCAACGGCATCCGAGATTTTTGAGCCGAGGATTGCTCCCAGGTCCCACCCAGTCAGATATTTGATCAGGCCCCCGAAGGACTCCTGCATCAAAGTGACCGGGTTGTTCTCGCTCCAAACCTTCACAATGGCGCTGAACTTGGCCCCAATGATTGCACTGAGGTCCCAACCGGTCAGGTATTGAACCAGCCCGTTGAAAGCCTCCATCATCAAGGTGACCGGGTTGTACTCAAGCCAAAGTTTTACAATGCCGTTGATGATGCCGTCGCTGAACGCCGCTTTCACGCCAGCCCACTTCTCAGTGAAGAACGAGACGATGCTGCCCCAATTTCGGTAGATGACAAACGCCGCTGCACCGATCGCGACAACCGCGCCCAGGAACCAGCCGACCGGAGTGAGCGCAATTGCTACGCCCAGGCCCTTCAAGGCGAGCGCCAGGTTCAGAACACTCATCACCAGCCCGCCGCCGATATATAAACCGAGCGCCGCGAAAATCAGATTGGCGCCGCCGAACACGTCACTCAGATCGCCGACAAGGCTGATCAAAGGTTCGATTCCGTCGTACAGATCACCGACGAAACCTGTGACTTTTTCGATGTTACCGGGCAGATCCGTCGCGAAAGAAGTTGCGAACGCCTCGATCTGCGGTCGGTACTTGACGATGTTGTCGATTAACTTCGAGCCAAGAATGTTCAGCTGAGGCACCAGCGAGCTGCCGATTGAATTGCCAACCCCACTCAGAGCTGCACGGAGTGTGTCCAGTGTGTCACCAAAGGTCTCGCCCTCACGCACAGCGCTATCGGAGATGACGATACCCAGGCGACGAGCTTCGTCCGCCATGTCCTTGATGCCCGCACCACCGCCACGGATCAGTGGCAGCAACTCGGTAGCGCTTTTACCGAAAATCTTCACCGCCGCCTCCGCCTGCAAAGACGGGTCTTTGATCTTGGAGATTCGGTCAACGAACGTATCGAACAAGGCATCGGTACTTTTCAGCTTGCCGGACGAATCTTTAATGCTGATGCCCAAACCTTTGAACATATCCTTCAGGTCTTTCGAGCCTGCCGTCGCCTTACCGACGTTGATCTGCATTTTCTGTAGGGCACCGCCCAAGGTTTCGGCAGAGGCACCGGTCAGCTTCGCCGCAAAGCTCAGCTCCTGGAACCTCTCACGGCTGATGCCCGTGCGCTCGGCGGTGTCGCCGATCGCGCCAGTGGCATCAGCGAACCCCTGGAAGAACAGATTCAAGGCGGCACCGGTGATGCCTAGTGTCGCGCCCAACCCCAAGATTCTCTTCGCACTTGAACTGACGGCAGTACCTATTCCGCCAATAGCGCCACCAACACCCTTGAGGCTGTTCGCGAACACTGGCAGGCCAGTTCGATCAAGTGCGCCGGACACACCGGCGCTGGCCTGCTTAACCTTGGAGAAAATGCCGCGCAATGGGGCGGTGAGCTTGTCGACAGCCTTGATGACGACGTCTAGGGAGTATCCTTTGTTTGCCATCCGACCCATTCCTCAGTGCGTTCAAGCCACCAGTCCAGCTGTTCGAAATCCATTTCCATGACTTCCGTGGGCTGAACGCCCATCACCTTGACGACGACAGTCACTCCTGACTCCCACCCCCGAGGTGCTTCAGTAAAAAATCTCGGGCTTCCTGAATCAGGACCGCCTGATCATCCTCACTGAGTTCTTCGATCATGGCGGGAGGCTGACCAACCATCTTGGCCGCCAGGTCAATCAGGGTGGCGAAGTCCATGTCGACGCCACCGCTGCCCTTGCCGTCTGAGGTAATGCGTAGCGCGTGTCCACGCAGGTACTTCAACTTCCGGGTGACGGTGACCTCGGTGAAGGATTGCTTGCCAAACTCCGCTGGCTCGACCAACTGGATAACTTTTTCCTTTGCCATCAGCGAACCTCCTCAGCCGACATGCCTTCGAGACGAAGAGCAATGTTGCCCTCTTCGGTGTTGCCGGTGCCCTCGCCGGCATACCAGGCCTCACGCAGCATGATGACCTTGCCGTTGGCCAGTTCCAGCGTGGCAGTGGCGTCATCAAGGGTGACCAGATCTTCCAGATCCAACTCATTGCGGTCGGTGATCTCGCCCTCAATGAAAGGCACCTGCGGCACTTCTTTGTAGCCGTGGACGCGATCGCTACCGACCACACCCTCTTTCTTGGGCTTGCCCAGGTTGTAGGTGAAGTTGCCCTTGGCGAAGTACATATCGCCGTTGACCTTCAAGGCGATGATGCCGCCGATGCGGTTTTTGCCTGCCATGTTCTATTTCTCCTGGCCGCCGCCGTTACAGGCGGAACTGAATTTTGTTGGCGACGATCCGCAGTTGATTGACCAGGTCCGGCGGCAAGAGCACATCCATCCGGTTCGGGTCACTGGCATTGCGCTCGGCAATGAGGTTGGCCTTGAAGTCGTCGATGTTCTCCACCAAGCCCAAATCCTCCCACTCGCGGAACTTGGCGATGGCTTCTGCCTTCATCACCACCGGGGTGACTACTGCCTGACCGATGCCGTAACGGGTGCCGTCGTCGGCGAGTTTGTGGCGCGGGTACTTGCGCAGGATGTAGTCGCGCCAGTCGTGGCGGATGTACATCAGGGTGAACAGCGTTTCGCTGTCCAAGTAACTGATATCCGATGCGCCAGCTGCATTGGTTTTGTAGGTGGTGATCAAACGCTCGGCGAGCATCACGCCATCGGAGCTCACCTTCGTGGTCGCGATGCCGTCGAACAACAGCAGGTTGCGCTCCTGGTTAGTCAGCCGATTGGCAGCTGCCGGTGGCAGGCACCACACGTAAGGCAGGTTCTGAATCGGACGAGCTGGATCAATGGCCGCGTAATACGCAGCGATCGCCATCGTTTCAGCAGCCTTTTCGTAAGCCGGCATCGGCTCGTCGTTGGCCATCGCGATGACCAGGTGCTCATTGTTGTGGGTTCGCCCCAGAGCACTGAGCGTACCCTGGGTACCGCGTGCAGCCGTAAAGGCATGCGCCTCAATTTCACGGCCCCAGGCAAAGCGACTATCCAGCTCTACCTTGAGCTCGGCCAACGTTGCGGCATCGGAATACGCGACGCCCCAGGCGTGGAACCACTCATCACCGATAGCGGCCAGTGCCGTGGCCAGCGAAGGGTTGCTGGTGCCGCCGGCCAGCCCAGTGATGACAAGCGTCACACCCGCAGGGAGCGCCTGGCCAGCGTAGTAATTCACGCGTGCGTTGATGCTGTTGCCAGCTTCGCCTTTATGACGACTGGTGAGCGTGACCGTACCGGTAGCGGCCGCGGCGGTAACCGGCATGTCGGTGGCAGCCGTGATGGCCGCAGCGACGGCAGTGGCAATGATCGCGGCAGTGTTGCCGCTGATAACGCCAACGGATACACGACGGCCAGCGATCATCAGTTCGATGGTGCCCGACGCTGTGGCGGTACCGGTGAATACCAGGGTACCGGTCGCTGCCACGCCGGCGGCATTATCAACCAATGGCATGACTTGCAGTTCGGTGTAACTATCAACGGCCAAAGCCGCACGGACCATGCCGGCCAGCATCGAGCCCGCGCCGAACTGGGTGTCGGCTTGTGCAGCGCTGGTGATACGGATCAACGCGCCCGCAGGCGCAATGCCGGCGACGAGCTTTTGCCCGATTAACAGACGACGATAAGTCACGGCCTGGGGGCCACTCACCGCCTGGCTGTTATCAATCTCGCTGTACACGCCTGGCTTGCGCAGGGCGCCGGGGCCCGGGATTGTGTTAAATCCGATGCTCATTGTTTGTCACCCTTGGGTTTCAGGTCCTGCACGGCAGGCTCGACGATTTCAATGTCACCGGCCGCTGCCTTGCGTACCCAGTAACTGTTCATTTCAACCAGCGTGCCTTCCACAGGTAGAGCCTCATAAGTCACCGGGTCGCGTACCAGGCAGCCGACGGCGGGTTTGACGTGCTGTTGCGTTGTCATGTGTTCAGGTCCTCAATGATCGATTTGGCACGATCCGCCGGATTGGGTTGTGCGTTGTCTAGGCTGTACTCGGTCGTGACCGTGTTCAGGTCGGGCAAGCTCTGGTTGAAAAAGTCATCGGGGTGGCGGTCGAAGTACTCGGCCTCGAAGATGAGCCGGCAGGCGCCGGTCAATTGTTCGGACTGATCGAGCAACACCATGCGGGAACGCTGTAGCTGCAAATCGTTCGCCGTGCCGCCGAGGGAGTCATCCATGAGCAGCAGTCTCTCGGCCTGCCTGGCCAAGGTATCCAACGTGTCGTCCAGCGATTCGTTGCCCTCTGCGTGGATCTCCACCACCAATTCAACCCGGCGGCGGTACTCCCGGGGCGCCTGATTAAAGATCTCGCTCGACTCGTCCATCGTGTAAACGATGATCGCGGGAAGTTCGCTCTGCCATCCGTTGGAAATCAGCGGCCTAACTCGGCTGGCATAAACGCTGGCATCTGCGTTGGTGGCACCCAGCAGCACGGCAACAGCCTGCTTGCGGATCAGTTCGCGCGGGTGGGCCATAGTTATGCTTTCCGTAAGATGATCGTCACGCCGGCCACACCATCGGGCTGCACGTCACTGATCATGTACAACTCGCCGCGGGCGCGGACGCGATCCCGGCTTGTTGGCTTGTTCGGCAGGTCGATCAGACGAACGCCGAGGATTGGGTTTCGGCTCGATACCGGCGCGCCTGTCTCTGGATCAACCGAAACGTGAGCGGTATCGAACACGGCTTGGGCCAGAGGCACGCCAGGCGCAACGCCATCGGTCAGCCAGTACACGGCGCCATCAGGATCGATGGTCGCCGACGGCTCACTGAAGGTACGGATCGAAACGCCGAGCATGCGCTGGGCCATTGAGGCCCAGCCCATTTACACAGGCGCCGGAGCAGAGACGCCGTTGAGTCGGCAGGCACCGGTCGCGCTCGGGTTGGCCGCCACGTCGGTGGCTACGCCCACCAGCACCAGGCCGGTAGCGGACACGTTGGTCAACGCGCGGGTGGTAGTGTTCATGAACAGCAGGTCACCAACAGCCCAAGCTTGAGCACTGGTTTTGGTCAGGCCGAACACGCCGCCGAGCTTAAGTACCACCGGCGCACCAGCCACTTCAGTCGTGGCCGCAACGCCAATAATCGAACCGACTTTGTAGAGCTCGCCCGAGAGGGTGCCGCCCGCCGGGGCTGGAACGGTCAGGCAGTCGCCGTTCTGGATGAAAGTCTTCATGCAAGGTCCCCTTCAGAGACTGGAACTGGAAAACAAAAAGGGCGCCACGTGGCGCCCTTTGGGGTTCAGGTCGAAATGCAGAGTTACGCGCCTGGGTTTTTGTAGGCGCCGCGGTAATCGATCCAGCCAGCGCCGAACACCAGGCGGGCCTTGATTTCCATGCCGTCGACTTCGAAGCCTTCGCGGGTTTCGGTGAACACACCCTGCTCGCCTTCGAGGTAGGCATATTCGAAGGTGTCGACCGCACCCGGGGCGGCATACAGGTACCACTGGTTACCGGTGATGCGAGCATCAACGATCACGGTCAGCGAGGCGTTGCGGACATCGTTGATGTCGGCATTCTTGGCTGGCACGTAATTGGAACTGGTGAACTGGTACGCCTCGAGCTCTTTGTCTGGACCGACAACCAGGAACTCGGGGGCGAGGTTGAGGAACTCGCCCGCCTTGCTCTTCTGCTTGCGCATCGCAGCGCGAGCCGCAGCCAGGGTGGCGGTGTTGATGGCGCCGCCGCTTCCTGCGACGTTGCCATGGGCCGCGTCGAAGAACGGAGTACCGTCAGTGAAATTGGGGTTGCCGAGCAGAAGTGCCCAGACCACGTTGGACTCGGTCGCAGCAGCAGCGTTACCCAGCGCTGCCGGGATACGAGTGAGCGCGCCCAGGTCATCGTTCACGATGGTTTCCCAGGTGATGGCGATGATCTTACCGAACTTGGCGACCTTGATCGGGGCCCCATCTTCCGACAGCGTGCCGTACTTGTACTCGCCGTGTTCCTTGACCTGCTCCAGCGCGGCAATGTCGCCCAGCGCGGCGCGGGTCACGGCACGGAAGTCCGGCACAGTGGTCTGCCGACCCAGCGGACGCCAGGTCTGCGGAGCGTTGGTGTAGGCATCACGCAGGGTACGGTTTACCGTGCTGCCCAGCAGCAGCGGGAAATCGCTGGTGCTGTGCATGCCAGCCGCTCGAACCGCCTGACGATCGCAGCCCAGAGCCGCGCGAGCCAGTTCCTGGGGAGTCATGCCGCGGGCATTACCACCAGCCATCTCGACGAACTCGCGGGCCATGTCCACCAGGCGCATGCCTCGGAACTCACGACCAGCTTCAACCAACTCAACTTTCGAGTCACAGCGGTGCAGCAGAGCATTCTGCATCGCAGAGCGTTTCGCGTTCAGGACGGTAACGTCCAGGCCGCCGGTCACAACAGTCGGTTGGCTATTGCGGGTATTCGGCTGGTCCTTGTTCTGCTTCTCGGCAACTTTGTCGATCAGCGCGATGCTGGCATCGGCGACGGAAACACCACGCTCAACCAGATCATCGACGAAGGCTTCGTCATCCAGCTGCACCTTGCGAGCCATGGTGCGGATGTTCAGGCTGCGCTTGCGCTCAGCTTCAGCAGCTTCACGGCGAAGCGTTTCTTCGGCCGCGCGCTTCTCTTCTTCGGTCATTGCATCTTCCTCTTGGGTAGTAGGCACGGCGGCCGGTTCTACGGTCGGCTCGCTTGCCGACCGAACTTCAAAAATTGTTTTGAATCGATCGCCGGTGTATTCGGCGGGTGTTTTGGCACTGCGGACCTTGGCGCCGTCGTCGAAGCCGATCGGGACCAGTGAAATTTCCAGAGGCTCCCAGTCGACAGCTCGATAAGTTGGAAGCTTGTCGTCTTCCTCTTCGATCAGCTCGTACCGATGAACCGCGTAACCGACACTTACGTTTCGAAGGATCCCGTCGATCACGTCCTTGAAAACGATGTCCGCGTCTTCCCTCTTGCTGAAACGGACCAACGCATGACCCAGGCCGTCAGCGATCCAGGCTCGTTCGACAACCGCCAGCACCGCGCCAAGCTCGTATTGGTTGTGAACCCCGAGTAACGGTGCGCCGTTGTTCAGCCGATCCAGACGCACCGCCACGTCGCTGACTTCCAGCTCTTCCATGTAGCTGCCGACATCCCAAGACCACCGGCGACCTTTCGCGCCGGTAGTCCAGGTCAGTTCGACCGTGCGGTTTTCAATGTCGACCGATTCCGGCCTTACCGCGGCGTGCAGGCTGAACGCCGGTGTCTCATGCGTCTTTCTCGTCATCACCTGGTTCGGAGTTGGCATCGTCTGGTTTCTCTTCTGTGGATGGCGGCTGACTTGGTGAGCCGGCGGCCGCGACGCGGCGCGGGTCGCAATCCAGCACCAACCCGTACTTGTCGATCATTTCGTTTGCTTTCTTGATTTGCTCGGCGTGGCGTTTGGGGTCCGTAATGCCGAGCTCGCGCAAAGCATCCGGCCAGGTCGTCAGGCCATTGCGCACGCGGGTGATGACGTTTTCTGTTTCTGCTTTTGGGTCGACCATGTCGCGGCGTGGCGGTACCCAGTAAGCCTTGACGTCGTCGGTCACCCCGCCGGGCAGAAGTACCTGAGCTTCCATGAACCAGCGCCAGACTTGATCGCACAGCTGGGGAATCAACATCCGCCACTGCCACACGTCCACCCGACGAGCGAAGTTCAGCCACCCCATCCGCCCACTGGAAAAGTTGACACCCTTGAGGTCGCCCGTGAGCAGCTCGTACGGAACGCCCAGGCCGACTGCCATGGCATGAAGCTGCTGCCAGGAATAGGTCGTGTAGCCGTTGAAAGTTGGCGGCGTGCCGAAGCTGACACTTTCACCGAACCCGAGCTCCTGAACGATTCCTGGCTCAACGCGATCAATCAGCGCCGGCTTTTTGCCGCCTGGCGCCCCGGTGGTTTCATCCTTGGTGACGAATGCCGCAAAGCAGGACGCAATCTTTGCTTGCTCCATCACCGCATCTTCCATCTCGTCGAAGTTGCGCATGCGCTGGATGACCGGAGCTAACCAGCTATAACCGCGAGCTTGCCCCGGGCGTTTGCGTAGAAAGACGTGAATCACATCCTCTGCCGGGACTCGACGCGACTGCAGAGAACCCCATACGGCATTGGCGCCAGGGTGCTCATCGAACAGCCAATACGCGACCCGCCGGCCAAGAGCGTCGAACTCGACGCCTTGAATGATCCGGTTGAGCCCGACGATGTCTGCCTTCGACTCGTCAAGGAAGTCGGCCTCCAGCACCTGAAGCTGCACAGGAACGGGCAACCCGTCAGAACTGAAACGCCGGCGCCGCCGAACCAAGCACTCCCCACTCTCGGCGACTGCTTCCATGATCATGTGCTGCAGGCCGTAGAAATTATCTAGGCCGTCGGCATCACAGTCGGTTGTCTCAGCCCAGGCCTTCCATAAGTCCATCAGCCGCAGGCCATCACGATCGCGCTTTGCCAATGGCAGCGGAACGATGCCGGCACCGACAGCGTTGTCAGCGATCCCGGTGATGCCGCGCTCACCGAACGGATTGTTGCGGCGTTGATCCCGCGCCCTGTTGCGAAGCTTGGCCAAAGCCGGTGCGTTCTCAACGTTGGCATCGGCACCCGTCGCGCGCCATCCATCATTCCGACGACCGCCTGCCGCACCTTCAAACCGACGCTCGATCATTTTCAGCGCCATGTCAGTGCGCGCTTTCTTCAGCCGCATCTCCGAACGTTTGGCCGCGAACCCGGGGAACAGATCGTCAATCATCCCCATGTCAGTACCCCTTGGAGAATGAGCTGAAACGGCGACCACCATCGTTGCAGGCATTGAGACCAAGCTCGGTAGCCATCAACTTGAGGATCCGCATCATCTCGTCGAGTGACCGGTAGGTGACGCTCTTGTCGGCATAGCGGACCGACAACGCCCCTTCGGCGATGGCCGCCTGCAGGGCGTTGTATTGCTCGATCGTGTAGGCCATCAGTTTTTATTCCAGTGAGAGGATTTCTTCCGCGGCCGTACTTCAGCGTCCGGTTCATTGCCGCCAGTGACCGCCGCAACCAACAGATCGAGATCAAGACCGAATCGCTGCTGGCAGATGCGCAGCGCGGCGAGCGCATACACAAAGCAGTCGAGCGCCTCGTTTCGGCGGCCGCCGCTGTCCCAGCGCATCACGCGCTTGCCTTTGGAGATGGCTGCTTTCTTCTTTTCTGAGGTGAGTTGCTTCACCTCCGATTCGTCGCAGATCGCGTCATTGGCCGGAAGGTGAACCACCCCGGGCTGAGACACGCCCGCCTGGGATGCAGCCGTATCGACGGGGAGTCCCATCCGGCTGTAGAGCAGCTCTTTGGCGTTGTCGGTACCGACCTCGGTCAGGAAGACCTTGTGAACCTTGTTCTTTGTGCGCGGGAAATTCGCGATCGGCTTGCCATAGATGGTCGCGCCACGGATTGGTACCACCCAGTGCACGCCATGTTTGCGGCTTTCGGCGTAGACCTCATCGGCGTAGTGGCCGCCGGCGTCCCATGTCCAGCGCTCAACCTTCATCACCGTGCCGTCCACGCGGGTGAACTGCCGGTGCAGCTCAAGCCCCACCTTGCGGCGAAGCTCCTCGCTGGCAGGGTCGCCCATGAGAATGAAGCGATGAACCAGCCACGCTTCCTCGCCTGGACCGAACGCCCAGACACGGCCCTCGAAACGGTCGTCTTGAGTATCGATGCCGCCTACGAGTACCAGGCTAAGGGCCGGAACCTGCGGATAAACTTCGCGGCGCCCGTACAGAACTTCGGAGTCGAGCTTCTCGCCCTGGTCGTCATCCCATGTTTCGCCTCGGGTGGTGTTGATGAAGGTGATCAGCTTCGACACATCACCTTTGATCTTCAGCCACTCTTCGGCCAGACTGAGCCAGGTGCTCCAAGTGCTGTAGATCGCCCAGATGCTGAAGCTGACCGAGCGCGGCGTGCGAATGATGTCATCGTCAGCGCCAAACCAGTCCATGCCGTCGCGGGTCCAGATACCAGTATGCTCGCAGATCCAGCGGCCAGACTTAGAAGCCTCGACCATTTCGTTGTGCCAGATGATGCAAGCCGCGTGTTCGCACACGTACCAAGCTTTCTCGGCCTCACCGAGCGCATTCTTTTCCCACTTCAGGCCGAACTCACAATCCTTGCCGCCCCACTTGAGCGTCTGCTCCTGCCGGCAGTGCGGACAGTCGATGTGGAACTTGAGCAGGTAGGGTGACTCTTCGACGGCCTTGGTGATCTGGCAGGAGCCGACGCGCTTCGGCGTTGAACCTCGGATCGACTTCGGGTAGATCGCACCGTTGAGTCGCTTGTCGCCCAAGGTGATCGGCGCGCCTTCGCCTTCGACGCTTTCGTCAAAGTTCGAGAGCTCGTCGTAGATCACCTCGTCAGCAGATTTCTCACGGTAGTTTCGGGAAGCCTTCCCTCCGCGAATCCAGAGGGTTCGCCGGTTCGCGAATATCTTCTGGTCCAGGGTGTTGTCGCTGTGCTTGCGGCCGAACCACGGAGCCAGGTCGCCCAGCACAGGAACGTCGCGGATCATGCCGTTGACGTGGCTTTTGCTGATGTCCTCGGCGTCCGGGTCGGTCGGGCTCCACATCATGACGTTGCGGCGCTTGTGCTGGATCTTGTAGCCGATGTTCGCCATCAACAGCTTGGTGTAACCGATCCGCGCCGACTTGATGAAGTTGACGACGTTGATCAGGTCGTTGCCCATGCTGTTCAGGATCGCAACCTGGAACGGCTCGGTCGTCCACTTGCCCTCGTTGTAGGAGGACTCGGCGGACATGTAGAAATTTGCATCCGCCCATTCGACGGCGGTTTGCGGTGGTTCTTTGTAGAGCGCCTGGAGTCCTAGCTTGATCGACTTACGCAGATCATTCAGCCATGGACTCAACGTACTCATCTAATAATTCCGGAAGTTGCTCGCCAAAGCTGGCGGCAATATTTCGAGCAAGCGCGATCTCCCGCTCCACCGACTCGATGATTCGAGGGTCAACCTCTGGGTGACGTCGAGTGACGGTCTTGCCGACGGTGTCCAGTTTCGAGCCGATCTGAGCGGCGATTTTGGCAAGGGCAAATGTGGCGAATGGGACGGGCACCAGCTGCTTGTCCAGGACCAGGTTCTTCTTCTCCTGAGCAATCCGTTGGGCGGCGGTGAGACCGCGGCGCTCCTCGAGCAGCTTGTACTCGATCATCGGATCGACACCTTCGGTTCCCTCACCCGCCGGTTGTTGTTTCCGTTGTGAGTGCTCGACACGGTTTTCGACCACGTTCTGCACGGTGTAGAACGCCTCTCGACCGATGCGTGCGACAGGCGCAACTCCCCATTTGTCAAAGGCTTGCGGGGAAATTCCCAGGCTCGACGCCATCTCGGATTTGTTCAACCACCCGCGCTGTTTGGTTGTTTCGTTTTTGGCCATGATTAAACAACAACCAACCTCTGAAAAAAGGTCATACATATTTGATGGGCGGGGCCCGAATTACCCGCAAGAGGCTGGGGGCCTGGGAAGGACCCAAAGGGGGGCCCCCCTGCCCTGACCGTCAGCCCCGGGCTGTCGACAGCGCCTGATCCATCGCGCTGGCGAATTCCTTCGCTCGGTTCGCCTTCACGATGTTCTCTGCAATCTTGTAGAAAGGGATGATCACCCGATACCCAGGCTCACCATCACTGAAGATGAAGACAGGTCGAACGGCATCACCGAACGCGGACTTCTTCCTTTCCCAGATGCCCTGTGTACCATCGACATCACCAGCGAAATACCTGTCTGCGTTACCTTTGCGCTTACTGCGCTTGCTGCCTGTAGCGTTGGCCTGCACACCACTGACAGTCTCGGCCGCACCGAGCCCCGACAGAATCTTCATGATCGTGCCGCGCGGTACGTTACCGAACTGATTGAGTGCAGATTCCGCTGGGATCGCGTACTGCCCCGGCTTCATGATGCCGCGAGCAATCAGTGCCTTTTCGAACCGCTTATGTGGCCGGCGGCCACCCTTCACTGGCTGTTGCAGATAAGTGTCAGCTGGAACGCCAGATGTCCAGGCGTCCTTAAAAAAGGTGCGTGCCTCAGGGTTGCCCTTCTTTGCGACCTTCACATAAAGGCTGTTCATCGTGGTGGCTGTCGGTCTATCCAGTCGCTGCCGCATTACCGCAAGCTCGCCTTTCTTTACAAGCATGGCCAAGCGAGTGGCGGTGAGCGCTAATGCGAAAGGAAGCTGTTTGGCACCTAATGTGCGCAGGGTCTTCGATAGTTCTTCAACGTTGGCCCTGGCTTCAATCCTGATCATGATCCACCTCGCCCGTCAGCCTTTGTGGTGGTCGTCAGGTGCATGGCCTTTATGGCAGCCCAGACAGTGCTCGCAATTGAGTGTTCGGCATAGCCAGGCCTTCACTCGCTGCCACCAGATCACCATGAAGATGTGACGAATACCGGCCAATGCCAGCGACACATGCAGCGTCAAGCCAGCAGTGGTCGGGCCAATGCAAATGTTCTGGCTGCGCGCCATAACCACGAAACCACTGATGGCGATCGCGGAATAGATCAACTTCCCGATAATGCCATCTCTCACCTTGCCACTCAGCACGCACCAGGTTGCCCACAGCGCTATCAGTCCGCAGGCGATGGAACTGATCAATTCGTAATTCATGGTGGATTTCCTCCGCCGAACCTCTGGCGGATGATTGCCCAAAGGTCCGCGGCTTTAATGGCGCGATTGATCGCTGCCAGGAGGGAGCCGCCGAAGGTGCCAAGAAGAAAACCGATGCCGGCGACGATGCTCGGCTCAGTCACACCGAGGTATGCGCTGACCATGCCTGTCAGGTACAGAGAGCAAGCCACTCCAGTGACCAGGAATATTGCCCAGGCGCGCCAATCAGTGAGGTCGTCCTTGTGCCACCAACTGGCGACGACTGCGCCAATCAAGCCTGCGATAAGCCATTCAGCTTTGTCGAACAGGCGATGCAGAAAATCCATGCGTTCGACTCCGACTGTGCATGACCGTATTTGAATCGGCTCCAGCAGCACTCCCAGCTTGGAGCGATGGGTGTGGCGGAGCCGAAAACGAAAAAGCCCCGCACAATGGCGAGGCTTTGAATGAATATAGAGGCAACGGCCTGCTGTTAGCTAAGAAAAGCTTGCTCTTGATGCTCAAGGGCCCTCAAAACTTCGCCAATTCGCTCATTTGTAGAGTTGTAAAGGATTGCGGCTAAATGAAGACTTCTGTCTGAATCTTCTTCCGAGCGAGCCCGCGTCACTTGGGTGCACAGAGTAGAGAGCTCACCAGTCATGTTCCGAACGTCTTCATCACTTACTCGAACCCTCATAAGGCTGACAGATCGAAAGTTGGCTCGAGCCGCCTCACTAACACCATCCGGGCTCATATTTCGACCCCATTCCTTCGTTTCACGATAAACAGCCACGTCATGGCCTTGAATTAGGCTCGTAGAACGCATCATGTCTGCAATTGCCACCTGAAGATCGCCCAATGCCTTTCGCTGCAGATCCATTCTCTGCAAAAGGATGACTTCTTTCCTTTTTTCGATTCGCGATTCTCGATCAAAACTGGCGCGTCGGTTCTCTGTCCACGAGTCAAATACCGCTTTCAGCAGCAGACCTATAACAAGAGTTACAACAGGAAACCAAACAGATGGGCTTATCGCTTCCATTCCTTACCCCTCAATAGCTACCGACCAGAAAGCAAAAAGCCCAACTCAAGGTCGGGCTTTGCTCGCGGAAAAACCGCAAAGTAACTGAAATCTATATATCGACCCCGGTCCTGTCAAGCGGCCTCTCGACGGATATCGAGAGCCCCATCAATCCATGCGACTCCAGCCTTCCAAAGCTGCCTGGTCTTCTCTTCACCAAATCCCAGCTTCTTGCCGACGTCTACCAGCGCCTTGTCCCGGGCGGTGTAGTACTTCATCAGCACGTTCCCACACTCCGGGTACCGCTTGAGCAGTCGGCCCATCAAGGCATCGATCATCAGTGCATCGTCGTCGGTGATCATTGGTGCATGCAGGGTGTTCTCGCGGGATGCACAGCAGGACACGCCCGAGCCTAATACCACCCAGCGGCCCCAGTGTTCCAGCAGATCTTCAGCAGTGCGCTCGGTGAAGCTTTTGGTTCTCGCCATGAATTAATCCCCCTTGAAAGACGAGCGGCCGGCGCCGTGACTGTTGCTCTGCTGGTACTGCTCTGCAGTGTCATTCACCACTGAAGCCAGGGATGAGAGGTGACGCTCCCGACGCAGCAGCATGCCCAGTTGCATCACCAAATCTTCCACCGGCAACGGTTCCAGCGTAACGGCGTTCACCTGGCCAGATGCATGGCAACCGATGCAGTCGAGCTGATGGAACACGCCTTGGACGATCCCTTTTCCAGCGCACGATGGGCAGTCGGTGAGCGGGATCAGGCAACGCACAAAGGCGGGTCCGTGAGTTCTTTTTCCCATTTTTAAACCTCGCCTATGGTTGATTCTTGATTGGCCTCGCAGCCCTTATGTTCTGCGGCTTCCAGCGCATTACCGGAATCTCCGAATCTAAAGCCGGTCAATCCGTGAATCAGGGCAAAACCCTTCTGGTCTAGATGCGCGTGCCACTGCTCCAGCGCATCCCGCTTGCGACTCATCACGTCCGACTGGATGTACACCTTCACGTTGTGCCCCATGGCGTGGTTGATCAGCAGCTCACCGATCAGATGATCGATGCCGAGATCAGCCCAACCGGTACGGGCCACCTTGCGTAGGTCATGGCTGGTCCACTCGCCCTGCCCCAACCGGGCAAACACAGCGCTAGCTTGGCCTTCGCTCAGGGCCTTGCCATTGCGTGCTGGGAACAAGAATTGGCCGTCATAGCCTCGGGCGTACTGCCCGTCGCGGTACCGCATCAGTAGCGCGCAGACTTGCTCGGTCAGTGGCAGGTGATGCTCGACACCGGTCTTGGTGTGCTCGGCCGGGATGAACCACTCACGCTCAGCCAGGCTGATGTGCGCCCAGCGTGCCTGCCGGGTTTCGCCGATGCGCGTGCCGTGGCACAGCATCATCGAGGCGAGCATGGCATCCAGCGGCGCGGGCACCATGACTTCGGCCAGTTGTTCCAGAAGGCCCGACAGCTGTACTCCACGCAGACGCGACGGCTTGATCCCGACCTTGGCCTTGGAGAAGTCGTTGAACTTGATGGTCGCCATCGGGTTGGCCGAGATCAGCCCCAGCTTGAATGCCTGCCGGAAGGCCAGGGCCAGCAGCTGGAACACCGAACGCACGTAGTCGATGGAAATGCTTTCCTGCAGCGGCCACATGAGCTGGCTGTCGAGGGTCGCCTTGTCGATGCCGGTCAGTGGCAGGTCGCCCAGCCGAGGCATCAGGTGGCACTTGATGGCCGAGGCGCCGGTCTTCTTGCGCTTGCTGGAGAGATTTCGGTCGCGGGACATGCGCTCGGCGTACCAGGTCAGCAGCTCGCCGACAGTGGCCCACTTCGACAGGTTCGCGCCGGTCCCGGCTTCCAGCCGCAGGCGGATGGCCGGCAGCGCCGCGACCACCTGCTTAGTGTTGAGGTCCGGAAAGGCGCCTATTCGCTTCCACTCACCCTTCACCACCAGATACCAGGACGCACGCACGCGAGCTCGGGTGAAGCGCAGGTACAAGCCGCGATTCTCGATGTCGCGCAGGTTCCGGACATCGCCGGCCGCCTGCCGTTTGATCTCGGCGTCGGACATCTTCACGGCGGCGCTGGTCATGCGGCCACCACTGTAGGAGCGAGCCGAAGGTAGGCGCGGATCTGCTCCATCGTGTCGAAGTGCCCGCGGCACACCACCGCCAGATACCCCTGGGCATTGAGCTTGCGAATCCGTTCATGCTGGCTGGCCGAAATCGCGGCATCGTTCGGTGGTGTCGCCTTGAACTCGATGTACAGGCCGAAGAACCCACCGCGGGCCATCGGCAGGACCAGGTCAGGGATACCGGCCTTTACGCCCTGGGCCTTCAACTTCGCGGCTACGGCCTTGACGCGATGGCCGCCGTTCGGGACGTGATAGATAAGGTCAGCGACCTCGGGCATGCGGGCCCGAAGCTCAGCCATCAACGCCGCTTGCTCCAGGCCCTCACGGTCGACTGGCTTAGCGCGCGTCGGCTTCTGTTTGAATTGCTTCATGGCGCCCGGCGTCATTCGCGATTGCCCCGCGCGATTCGGGCACGGCGTTCAAGACGGCGGATGCCCCACCAAAGGCCAACGGCGACGACCGTCAGGAAAGCGATGTACAGATGAAGCAGCATGTCGTTCATGCCCTATCTCCTGTGGTGATGTCGATTACTTCGAAAGTGCTCGGCCACATCAGGCTGCCGAACTTCTCGGCGGCCGAGCGATGTTCGAATAGCGCTACAGCGCGATCTGGTTTATCGGTGAGATCCCACTTGTAGGCGCAGCAATGCACGGCGTAGCGGTAGTCCGCTGGGTCTGTCGCTACGAGATGCGGATTAACCACGTGCACCTCCCAGCGTGGCGCGCAGTTGTGCAAGGGCGCCTAGGCCAATTTCAGGTTTCGCCTTCACAACGACGCGTGCAGGGAGCGCCTTGGGCATCGGTTGAAGCGGCAGACCGGCCAGCAACCGGCGAATGGTGATGGTGTAATTGCGCTCGAACAGTTTGAGACTGAGCACCGTGTCGAGTTTGTTAAGGCTTTCGAATCCGCATTCCTTGGCGGTGTGCCAGACGGCGTCATGCGACCACTTGCCCTGCCCAGCCATACCCGGGTGAGCATTGCGACAGGCCTCGCGGTGCGCCGCAGCGAGCGGTGGCAAACCAAGCATTTCGGGGGTTGGCTTGCACCATTCGATGAACTGGCCAGGGCTTGGAATGAAGTCACCGGGCTGTTTGCGAACCTGCGCCATGCCGAAGTCGATCTGACCCTGAGTGCAGATGCCTTCCTCGAGAAATGCCTGAAACCATTGGCGCTTCGAAGCCTGATAGGTTTCCTTGTCGGGCCATGCCTGGCGCCACGCCGAGCGGATCGAACGCAGCTCTTTGAACAGTTCGTTGATGGCCGTGACCAGTGTGCTGTTGGTTTCAGTGGCTACTGGCGAAGCGTCTTCGGCGGCGATGAACTCAACGGATTGGGCCGTGGTCCACAGGCCTTCGGCGATCACAGAGACGGCTTTCATGACTTCACCCCGTTCTGCCATTCAGTGTCGTCATCGTCAAAGTCAGACGCAGGCGCCTGCTTCGGCTTGAACTGCTTCACATTCGAGGCGGCAGCAGCACGGGCCTTGTCGTTGTTCACCCACTTAACCAGCATGCTCACCCACTCGGCCTGGGTGTTGACCTGGTGCTGAGGTTCGTAGTGAGCAGTGAAAGCGATGCGAACTTCATCGGTGAACAGGTCAAGCGACAACCCGCGGTGCAAGGCGTAGGTTTTCAGCAGTGTTTCATCCGGTACCCAGTCGAGGGTCATTTCGCTAGGCATGCGAGGATCCACGGACTCCTGCGCAGAGAGAGGTTCTTTATTATTCTCTTTCTCTTCTTTAGGTAACGCGCCGCTAACGTTCGCAGCGTTACTTTTGCCGTTACTGGCCTTGTGATTTGCAACGCGCTTTGCCGTTAGAAGCCTATTTTTAGCGGTCTTCCCGTTGTGTCGCTCGAAATGCGGAAGACTGATCACCCCCTCGGCCTCAATCATCCAGGCGACCGATTTCATGTGCTCGCAGAAACCAATAACGCCGACGAGACGATCAAGTAACTTTTTGCTAACGCTCGGAGCGTTACCATTTTCGGTTTGTTGGTCGAACCATCCCCACACACGCATCAGCTTGCCGACGACCGCGTCGGGGTCGATATCGGCCAAGTCTGCAATTTGGCAAACCTCTGGCTTGTCGAGAGTGGTGAGTTCGAATTTGATCCAGTCGCCGGCCATTACGTGGCCTCCTGCAGAAGTTCAGCGAGGCGGGTTAGGCCTTTCGGGGTGACCATAGGGTCGAAAGCAGCTCGCTCGATTCCCGTTTCAGGATCCGGCTTGAGGGCTGTGACTTTGTGGGTCATGTGACCCGAGGTGATGCGCGGCTGATAGGCAACCCAGCGCTTGCACCCGTGTCGCCGGAAGATCCAGCGGTGCTGTTCCAGCCAGCCGAAAAGGCACGCTGGGGCCATACCGAGCTGCTTGGCTGCGTCAGTGATGCAGATCGCACCACAAGCTGCGGCGAGCCTATTGATGGCGGCGATCTTCGGAGCCTGAACTGAAATCAGCCGCTGCAGCTCCCCGTTCTTGTCTGCGAGATCGGCAGCAAGACGCAGGGCTTCGGGAAGGGACTGCGGGATCGTGACAACCTGTCGCGACACGTTTTCGAGTTCGCTCAAACGGGTCACGACACGATGGCGAAGCGCAATGCTGTAACCGGTCAAAAGGGTTTCGGTCAGAACTCGGTCAAGGCGAAATTCGGCGGTGTAGTCCCGCCCATCCTTGAGCTCTTGAAGATGGCGCAGATCTGCGCCATCAACAGCCAGGGCTTTGCGCATCACACGGATGTCGCGAATGACATCCTTATGCTGCTTCCCTGTGAGCTCGGCAATCTCCCGGCTCGACATGGTGACCGTATTGCTTGGAGCGATGATCGTGTTCATAATGGCCCCACATAGTTTTGATGTTGATGAAGAGCCGGGTTGCAGCCCGGCTTTTTTACGCCCGCAATTTGCCGGCACTACAAAGGTCTGCACCTCGCTGGTAGGCTGCCGAGTTCTTACGCAAAGCAGTTACCAGGAGGTTCAGATGGAACGGATGGGAATCAGCGCCGTCGGCATGCTGTGGTTCAAAAACACGGCCCAGTACACCGAGTACCTGGCGATCTTCGAAGACGCCGAAGTGATGTCCCCGACTTTTGCCAAGTGGCAGAAGCGTGCGACTGAGATCTATGAAAACGCGGTCCGCAGCGGCGCGAGCGTCATCAAAGTCCATGCAAGCCCGGACGAGTTCAAAGCCTGGTGTATCTCCAACACCAAGGGACTCAACTCCGAGGGACGCACGGCATTCGCAGCGTTCAAGGCTGGAGAAAAGCTCCGTAACAGAGAGTCCTGATACAAAAATCCGCGATTCATCACGGCGCAGTTCGATCTGCGCCGTTGCCGACACAACTACTCCCTGCCCTTTCTCTACCCAATCTTCTCTTCGCATTCCCTTCACCTTCAGTACTGGATGAATCAACAGCTAATCCGGCGTTCTGCCGCTATCACCACTTCCCACCGATACTTGTATCAACGGGCTAAGCGACAGATTTTTTGGGATGCGCTTCAGCAAGGAGCCACGCGGCTTCGAACGGCCTGCCCTTCGCGGCCGCAAGTTCAGCGATTTTTGTGGCGTACTGGGTTTCGCCCGTGTACTCAGTCCGCGGCAATGCATCCGCCGCGAGCCACTTGTAAATAGCCCTCGGAGTTTTTCCGCAGGCCATGGCCACAGCAGGGACGCCGCCGGCTGCATCAATCGATTTCTTGAGCGGCCGCATAAGGCCTCCGAGTCAAATATGAACTTGCGGTACATATTATGTCGGAACTGAAAGTACATGCAAGGACATGCGATGCTGAACCAATGGTTCACATAGAAGATATTCGTGCGGCTTTTGTAGCTCGCCTCAAAAAATCCCTATCCGCCCACGGTATTGACCAGTGGGGGGCAGGCGCCCGTTTGGCGGAAATCGCAAAAGTTACTCCCAAAGCATCAAGCAAATGGCTCAATGGTGAGTCATTGCCTGGGCCGGCGAAGATGAACGCTATAGCGGATGCCCTCGGTGTGAAAATCGAGTGGCTTCAGCATGGTGCCGGGGAGGAACCCGGTTTCTCAATGCTTTCGAAGGCTGAAATTACCGATACTGATGATCACAGCCAGTCGGCGGCTGAAATCGTTAGAAACATGCTTGCGAAGCAAGGCAAAGGCCTGTCAGAAGATGCACGCCGGAGATTGCTCGCAGTCGCTGAAGCCGACGATGGGGGGGCTATCGAGGTTGACTACTATCGACCCGGAGCGATGGGTGATGAGGTTTGGATCGCGCATTACGACGTTCGCGCGGCGATGGGCGGTGGTCAAATACCACATGACTATCCAGAAATGCTCCAGGATGTTCGTGTCAGCCCCCAGCATCTGCGCGAGATGGGCGTTGAGTTCAAGGAACACTTCCATCTCAAGATGGTGACAGGTTGGGGCCAGTCGATGGCACCAACGATCAAGCACCGCGATCCCCTCCTCGTTGACATCAGCATCCGCGAATTCGCGGGTGATGGTATTTACATGTTCTCCTGGGAAGGACACCTCTACATCAAGCGGCTTCAGTGGATGGGCGATGATCGTTTAAAAATGATCTCCGACAATACCAGGCACCCACCAGAGACCATTCGAGCAGAGGACACCTTCATTCAGGCGCGTGTACTGCTGGTGTGGAACGCCAACCTGGTGTAGATCTCAGTGACTATCAGAAAGCCCGCCAACGAGCGGGCTTTTTTGTGGGCGGTCAAAAAGGAGCTGGCTCCTCCACTTCCTCGACAACTTCCACCGGCCGATCTTCATTAGCGGTCGCCTCCCACTTCAGCGTCACCGATTCATCGTCGTTGAATGTCATGTCAATCCCGTCCGTTTCGGAGAGCAACCCCATCACCTCCTCCCACTCACGGTCGCCATCCGTATCCAAGCGGTGAATCGTGACCCAGCGCTGAATCTGCGCCACGGGGTGATTGATCATTTCAGAAACACGCAGCCCAAGTCGCTCTATCCCGCTTCTTTCTTGTCGTTGTGCCGGTTTTGTCTGCTTGTTCGCCTTGGACATTTCACTCTCCGATTGCTGTATATGCATCCAGTACAAATAAACTATATCGAAGCGTTTCAAACCGGTAAATCCCTAATGCACCCAGCACGAAATTTTCACCAAATGTGAACCGCTCAAAAATTTATGTACTTTTGGTACTTGACCTAATTTGAACTATTGGTTCATATTAGATCCATCGCAGCGACATACCCACTGCGAAGGGCCTCAACAGACCCGCCGCTCTTTAACAGTCAGCGCAATAAACAACAGACCGCATTGCCTCTACCGGCGACCGGCGAGCAGACAGGCCCGAAAGCCTGCCCACGACAGGAATAACCTGGACGGTTGCTCGAGGTGAAACGCCCTTACAAGCCCTGACCGTGTGAATGACCCGGCAAGCAATGCGCCCCGCCCTTCCGGCGGCAATAGGACGGAAAGTTTCACTGATGCACCTGGTTGGCCGGGTGCATTGGGAAAATAACCGGGAGTCACGACGATGGAATCAGAAATCGTAAATGGCGCATGGAAGGGTCACCTCGGTCGTGGCCTGGCACCGCGAGAACTTCAGTTCCTGCTGTGGGTTGCCCTTGGGCTGACCGCAAAGGAAATCGCCCGGGAAGCCGGTATCTCGCCGGCCACCGTAGCGAAACGCCTTACCAACGCAATGTTCAAGCTCGGCGTCACCCGCCGTGCAGCTCTGGTCGCTGAAGCCATGCGCCGCCAGATCATCTCTCCTATGTGCTTTGTCCTGGCCACGCTGATGGCGATGAACGCTGTAACCAACGTTCAGTCTGTCGAACCCGCCCGCCGTGATCGTCGGCCACCATCTGTTCGAATCGCCCAGATCCGCATTACCCGCCGCGCCGAAACGCTGGAGCGCGCGGCGTAACTCACCTCAAAGGAAAAATCATGATCGAGCTTGGACAGAAAGCAGAAGACAAGATCACCGGTTTCTACGGAACGATCACAGGCCGCGCGCAGTACCTCACAGGCTGCGATCAGTACTGCCTGGCACCGCCGATTCGCCAAGGCATCAACGAGGTGCAGAAGTCGGAATGGTTCGACGAGGGCCGCATCAAGATCCTTGGCCCGGGTGTAACTGCCACAGATGTTGCCGGCCCTGCACCTGGCGGCCCGCAGCGAGACGCGCCACGCCTCTGAATGGACAGCATCACTTCTGCCCATTCGATGAGTGGGCAGCGGGATGTAGGCCTACATCAAGCGAAGAGCTCAACAGAGCACAGGTGACATCAATGAAATAAGGAATCGACAATGACTGTAGATATCAGCAATTTCATCATCGCCACTCCGCTTCCAATTTCCGACACAAATCCTATCTCCCTTGATTTGATCGGATGGCGAGCGTTGATCGAATGCCCAAGCGTCATCTCGATGCTTCCTGACGGATCGCTGCAGATGACAGCGCCAACCCTTGGTGCTTCCAGTAAAAGCGTCCATCGAACTCGTTGTGAATGGAAAGAGCCTGGCTATTGGCTGTTTGCCAGTGCCCCAGACCATTGGTGCCGTCAAGAAATGCGGCTGACGAAGGTCAATTCGTTGCAGAAGGTCGTGATCGGCCAAATTCATGTACAGGGCTCTGAACGCCCACCGGTCAAGGTGTTCTGGAACAAAGGCAAAATCACCATGGGGTTCCGGTCGAGCTACCTGCAAGACGATCCGGTCAACTCGACGGTATTGGAAAACGTGCCACTCGGCGCACTCTTCAAAATCAACATTCACGCCAATTCGAGCGGCGCCGTATCGGTATCTGCCAGCTGCAACGGCGCCAAATCCACCTCCGCAATCATGCGCCTCGACAACACCTGGGACACGAAGACTCTCGCTTTCCATGGCGGCGTGTACAACCAGATCGATTACTCCGATTCAACCGATCCTGAGGACGGTTCGATTTGCGTTATCAGCGATCTATCCATCACTCACGGGTAAGACCAACCAGCGTCACGTCAGCATGACGATAACTGCCCGATGCGGATGATTCTGCACCGCGCAAAGCGGCCCCCTGCATCCAAAGGTACCGGAAACTAATTACACCTAACCGGAATAGTTTTTCCATCTCGACGAGGACGACCGCCATGAAATAGACGAACGCTCCAGCTTGGGTAGCGAAGAAAGCCTGCAGTATTCGCTCAAGAATCCATGAACAGGCAGCGGACATCTGGGCCGTCGGTGTCACCGCGCACCATCCGGGCAACCGGTAGGCCCACCCCAAAGTTCAAGGTCACCGCTGATGATTCAAACCCAGGCCGTCGCCAGTAGCGGGCCTGGGGAGGCTGTCACGTAGGGAGGTCTTCGTGACACCAACAAATGCCCGGTTCCGATCGGGCTTTTTTACGTCTGCCTTTATCCGCCAGCACTCTCCCCTGCGCCCAACGGCAACCAGCAGACGGCCGAGTGCTGACGAATACACGCAACCCATACCGAGGGATCAGCCATGCAAACACTAATGCAGCAGCGCTTCGCCGGGCTTGAGGCCTTGCGCCTCCGCGCAGTCATCGCTACGTCCGAGTTCTACTCAATGATCGGCAGGGAGCTGCCCGTGCAAAAGATTCGCTACCAGGTCGTCTCCAAGGGCAAGGCGTATCACATCATCGAGTTGGCCACCCGCAAGGTGAAGGGCTTCCGCTGGACTTGGAAAGAAGCAGTGAACTTCGCCGAGCAACTGGAAGCGCGCGCCGACGGCATCAAGGTCTCACTGTCAGGTGATCGGAAATGATCGGCGTACCAATGCCCAACCCGCGGGACTCGCTCATTGCGAACCTGAACCAGCAGCTCGATCAATTCTTCGGAGCCGGCCGCACGGTGCAGGAGATTGCCGCCGGCGTAACTGGTGAGAAGGAGGCCATGTTCGGCACCTCTCACAGCAACAAGCTGCGGATCGAGCGCAACAAGCAGGCGCCGCGCCTGAAGGACCTCGCCGCCGCCGGCAAGACGGTGATCCAGGCCGCCAAGGAAATGGGCATGGAAACAAAGCGTGCCAGGCTGATCGCCCGAGAGAACGACATAACGTTCGCGGGCCCGCCGTGAGACGAATCAACAACCAGGTGCGCCAGCGCCGACGACAGGCATGGCTGGATCTACCAGCCCACGGAATTGAAGAGACAGGCCATGGCCAAGAGCAACGCGGATATTCAGAGGGACAAGCGCGCCAAGGAGAAAGCTCTGCTCGACCGGATCGGTGCCGAGAAGCGAACGCTGATTGTGTCGAAGGCACTTGCTGATGCACTGCAGGTGCTGGGCGACCGCCACGACTTCGAGGAATGGCAGGAGACGGTGTCGACATTCCTGATCAACCTCGCCGCCGCGCCGGCGGAAGAGTCCGAACACTACGCCGCCATGTCGCGACCTGAAATCGTTATAACTGAAAAGCAGTCGCGACAGCTTGAGGCATTTTCGAAAACAGCTACTTAGTTGTCACCACTCACTTACGAACCTTTAAGTGAGAGCCTAGTTTGTAAAGATAAGCAAAATCCTTTAAGTGTTCCGGAGTTGTCGTATTTTTGGTAGCAGATGAATATTCAAATTTTATCGTAGATACCGCAGCACCGGCAATTAGGCCAAGCTCCATTGGAATTCCGAACCCAGCAGCAGTCAACGCGCCGGCTGAAGCAAAACCGCCAATAGCCATCGGATCTATTTGAACTTTGAATCCAGATATCAATCGTGACGTAAAACTTTCATCAACTACTACATTGAGTTCATTTATTGCTTGTGAAAGTCTTGTCAGTGCAGCTGACATTGCCCGCGGAACATCCGATGCAACCGCAATCCCCTCATATGTCTCGTCCAACCTTGCTCGTAAAGCTTCTAGCTCGTCCTGACGCCTCAGCTTGAATTCAAGGATATCTGCTAACGGGACATCATCAGATGGACAAGGAAGTGAGTCGTAAAGAGACATCTCGATCAAGTTTGAATTCGCATCAGGCTCATTCACGGGGATCCAGTTAGTGCCACTAAAACCGCGTGACCAGTGCTCACCCTTATTCTTCATTTTTTGTTCGTAAGCCTTTGAATGACAGTCAAGCATAAGCCCACCGACGTCATTCATTTGCGTATAAAGAATTTCGGTATTAGTTAAAACTTTACATTCACGCAAAAAGCTTTCATCGATAGAAGGCGCTATATGAATAACATTATTCGTCGGCCGTTCAATCAGATCAAAATAAAACAAACAGAATCTAAGGTCGCTAGCTTTCACCCCAGTGCTTTTCATTTGAAGTCGTCCAGGCTCAGCCTCGAATTGCGCTCCTGGAATCACGATTCCTCTTTTCATATTTGCCCCTGATTCGCTGAATTGCTCCTGAACTCCACAATATACCCTGCGAGGATCCCCTATGTCCGCAGAACAGAAATTGCCCCAGTTCATCAACCGCCAGCCAAGTATGGGCTTGCCATTCGAAAAGGAGCTGGTGGTAGATCTGTTCGCCGGTGGCGGCGGTGCCAGCACTGGGATAGCCCGGGCGTACCGGGAGCCGGATGTCGCGGTAAACCACAACCCTATCGCCCTGGCCGTTCACCGCGCTAACCACCCGCAGACGGCGCACTATGTTGCGGACGTGTTTGAGGTGGATCCGGTCCATGCCACTGGCGGCCAGCCGGTTGGCATTCTCTGGGCCTCACCTGATTGCCGACATCACAGCAAGGCCAAGGGCGGCGCACCGCGTGACCGCGGGGTTCGCGGGCTCGCCTGGGTGGTGGTTCGCTGGGCGCACGCCACCCGGCCTCGCCTGATGTTCCTGGAGAACGTCGAAGAGTTCTGCGACTGGGGCCCTATCGACGAAGACGGCCAACCGATCAAGGCCGAGCGCGGCCGCACTTTCAAGTCGTTTATCGCCGCACTCAGCACCGGCCTGGCAGCCGATCACCCCGACATGCCGGATATCCTCGAATCAATTGGCGGTTTCGTTCCGGTGGAAGCGCTGGTGCGCGGGCTCGGCTACAACGTCGAATGGCGCGAGCGCATCGCAGCCAACGCTGGCACCCCGACCATCCGCAAGCGCCTGTACCTGGTGGCCCGAAGCGACGGCAAGCCGATAGTCTGGCCATCGCCAAAGCGCCACAAGGTGCCGACGGCGAAGCAGCAACCTTGGCGAACCGCGGCCGAGTGCATCGACTGGAGCAATCTGGGCCGCACGATCTTCCGGGACAAGCCGATGGCCCTGAACACCATGCGCCGCGTGGCCAAGGGTTGCTGGCGACACGTGCTGACCAGCGCGAAGCCATTCATTGTCCCAATGCGCGGCACATCTGAGGCGCACACCAGCACTCACGGCGTCGACGAAGCGCTGTCGACCATCAGCGCCGGAGGCACGCATCACGCATTGGTGCAGCCAGTAGCGGCGCCGTTCCTCACCGAGTGCGCCAATGGATCGTCGCAGCGCAACTTCGACGTGCAGGAGCCGTTGCGAACTCAAGTGGCACAGGTAAAGGGTGGGCACTTTGCGATGGCCGCAGCCAACATGGTGACATTGCGGAAGGGTTCGGTCGGCGCCGACGTAGCGGGCCCGCTCGGCGTGGTCGCCACCAGTACCGGGCATCACGCGGTATCGGCCGCATTCTTCGAACAGGCTAATGGCGGGTATTACAAAGGTGACGGCCGTTCGGCCTACGATCCCATCTCAACCATCTGCCAATCAGGCGCCAACCAGCGACTGGTGAACGCCTACCTGGTGAAGTATTACGGAAACGAGAAGGACGGCATATCGCTCACCGAGCCGATGCATACCCTGCCGACGAAAGATCGAGTCGCGCTGGTCGAAGTTGTGCAGGTGCCGGACACCCTGACGTCCGAGCAGCTGGAAGGAGCGCGCCGCTGCGCCGCCTTTATGCACGAACATCTGCCGGAACACTTCAAAGACCCGGCGGACCTGGTCATGGTCGGCGGTTATGTGTTGGTCGACATCACCCTGCGCATGCTGCAGCCGCCTGAGTTAAAGGCCGCCCAAGGCTTCGACAAGGACTACATTATCGACCGAGGCCTGTTCGTCGACCCGGTAACTGGTGCCGAAGAGTGGCGTGAAATAAATAAAACAGACCAGGTCCGACTGATCGGCAACAGTGTCTGTCCGGACGAAGCCGAAGCGTTGGTCGGCGCCAATGCCGCCGACATCATCGACCTTTACAAACGTTTAGCAGCTTAAGTAAGTCAATTCTAAAGATCAATTTAGAAAAGGATGCTTTCTCACGAAATAGTTATAACCATAACCCTCCTCATGATAACTAACAGCACTAAATTTTTGCGAGTTGGACGCGCCACTTCTTGTTTTGTACTCAACCACAACTTCAAAATCCTCCCAATCATGAAGACCGTCAAATCTTACAGAACAAGAGGCTCCGGTTATGAGTGGATCAGCGTTTATTTCATTATAATCGGTCGCAAATAACTTTATGACTACTGACTCACAGTAATCGCCAGTGTTACTCACATTCAGGCTGACATAGAACCCTCCCTCGCCCCATCCATTGTCACTAACGGTTAGATGCAAGAGAGGCTCTAGCGTCCTTTCGTAATTTAGGAGGCTGGTTTTTTGAGCCGCAACCATTTCACATTGTTGTTCAACTGAGCGTCTCAATTCCTCCGCCTGCAGGCGCAACGCTTCGGAACTTAGCTTCAGCTCCCGCCCTTGTTGTATGTAACCGAGTACTAACCACAAAAATGCTACTGGCCCGAACACGCCCGCAGCAAGATCTCCAATTTCATTAAGCTTCAAGACTCTTAGCTCATCGAATCTTGCACCCATGATGGTAATCGCGCCGCCTACATACAGAGCAGTCAGATGCGCAGCCCACCATTCCAAGCTTCGACTGCACCACCATTTCGCTTGATCAACCCAGTACGTTCGTAAGCGGTTCAACGAATTCTTCCTTGTGAAATTTTGTGGCAACACTTTAGCAAAGAAAACTAAGCAAAGGCTTGAACGCCAGCCCCCCCTCTACCCTCAAAGTCAGCCGCTATAGCGGCAAGGACGAAGTCATGCCTGAAGAAAAGTACCCACTCGAGGTCGAAAGCGTCGGCTCTGATACCTACATCGTCATGAGCAAAGGCCACCACGACCTGACCGAGTTCATGACCGAGGCCGTGAAGCAGTACCCGGGCTGGTTCCTGGGCGGCGCCGAGCATGTCTGGTGCAAGACAACACCGCGTCCGGGCGGCTCTTGGTATCACTTCGTCGAGCCAGGGACCCGCGGCGCATGGCCGGCGACGTATTGCTGGGAGTACGCCGGTGACTACAAGGAATGGATGAAGAAGGAGGTAGCAGCGTGATCATCGACGACGTTATGACCGACAAAATCACCCTGCACGGCCTGGGCTTTGTGCAGGTTCAACTCCAGGGTAATCAGCGCCTGCACGTCTGGCACCCGGAGCTGCCGCGCCGCACCTGCTTCGAGCACTCGGCAATCCACAACCACCGCTTCGACTTTGACTCAATGATCTTGGTCGGCGAACAGATCAACATTGAATTCGCAGACCTGCCGCCGACCTCCGCTGCGTTCATTCGGGAAACTCACGAACTGTATCTGCACGAAGGCGCCCGCTCCGCTCGCGGCGGACGGCCATGGGTTCCGAACGGTCGCGTAGACATGCGCCAAGCGCATCGCAGGGTTATTCAGGCCGGATCGACCTACCGAATGAAGGCCTATGACTTTCACCGCACCGAGCCAGGCGGTGACGGCAAGGTGGCGACCATCATGAAGAAGGGATGGGAAGGCAAAATCGGTGCGCAATCAAGCTGCGCTATAGGAATTGAGCCCGATGGTGACTTCGATCGCTTCCAGTGGTCGTCGGCCGAGCTCTGGGAAGTCGTCAGCGATGTGCTGCTTAGCCAACAGGTGACGCCATGATCGCCCTCGCCTGGTTCGCCTACGTGTACTGCTACAAGGGGCCGCGGTGATGACAAAACAGCACCGCATACTGGTCGGCGACTGCATCGACATGATGCGGACGCTACCGGACCAGTCAATTCACACTTGCGTCACCTCCCCGCCCTACTTCGGGCTCCGCGATTACGGAGTCGACGGACAGATCGGCCTGGAAGAAACGCCGGGCGAGCTCGTCGCCCGCCTGGTCGAAGTGTTCCGCGAGGTGCGCCGAGTACTCCGGAATGATGGAACTGCTTGGGTAAACATGGGTGATAGCTACGCCGGTAGCTGGGGCGCCCAGGGCAGGCCTCAAGGTGATGGTCAGATGTCTGGGCGCAGCGTCGCCTCCGCCCGCCGAATCAACGAACACCCGCGTTTCCAATCCGGTACCGGCGTGCGAGGCCGCGAAATGGGGATGAAATCGAAAGACCTCATGGGCATGCCCTGGCGTCTGGCGTTCGCCCTGCAGGATGACGGCTGGTATCTCCGGCAAGACATCGTCTGGAACAAACCAAACCCAATGCCTGAAAGCGTCCGGGACCGCTGCACGAAGTCGCACGAGTACATCTTTCTGCTGAGCAAATCGAAGAAGTACTTCTTCGACCAGCAGGCGATCCTAGAACCTTGCTCCCCGAATACACATGCCCGCCTATCCCAGGACGTCCAGGCGCAGATTGGTAGCGAGCGGGCCGCCGGCGGCGCCAAGAGTAACGGCAACATGAAAGCAGTGGCCAGGAAGACGAACGGAGTCGGCTGGGGCCATGGCACGGACGCCGACGAGCGCCAGCGCGGCAGAGTGAAGGACAACGACTCAATGGACTCTGCACTGGCGATCATGCCAACCGAGCGAAACAAACGCAGCGTTTGGACTGTGGCCACACATAGCTTTAAAGGCGCCCACTTCGCAACATTTCCGCCCAACCTGATCAGACCATGCGTCCTCGCCGGCTCCCCACGCGGGGGCGTTGTTCTCGACCCGTTCGGCGGTGCTGGCACCACGGCGGTGGTCGCCATGCAGGAGGGACGCAAGTCGGTCCTCTGTGAACTCAACCCTGACTATGCCGCCATGGCTGAACGCCGGATCGCGGCGGCCTGGCTCGACGGCGCAGCGCAGATGGACGTGTTTCGCGACTCAGCGCCAGCCGCATAAATCCCTTCACCACCTTCTGCCGCCACGCGCGGCATGGAGCACCCAATGAAAAAAGAACTCATCAAGATCAGTGAGTTTCAACGCCGGCGCTGGGGCGAAAACGGCACACCCCAATGCCCACAGGCGATTCGCAACCATATCCGCAACGGCATAGTGCCCGGCGAGCAGATCGGGAAACTCTGGTACGTTGATTGGACTGCGTTCAACCGGTCGAACGGCAATGACCTGGTGGCAATGGTATTGAAAGGAGCAGCATGATGGTCCCTCGGCCGCGCAATACTGCGAACAAGAACCTCCCGCAGAACCTCTACTTCGATACGCGGCGCTCGACCTATCGCTACCGTCGGCCCACGGATGGGAAGTGGTTCCAGTTCGGGACCGACCGCATTAAAGCGATCGACGCTGCAAAACAGTTGAACCTGGAGTTTATGCGTGGCGCTGACCTGGTCGGCGCTGTGCTGAACAACGCCTCAGAAACGTTCGCCGTCTTCCTCAACACATACGAGGGCGACGTCCTGCCACCTCGCGAGTTGGCCAAGGGCACTTTGGCTTTGTACGCCGTGCACTTCCGTCGCTTTCGCAAGCATTTCGAGGGCAAGGCTGTAGATCAGATCACGATCCGCATGATTGCGGAAATGCTGGACGCCCTCACTCCGCGCACGGCCAACCAGTGCCGGGCCCTGCTAATCGACATATTCAACCATGCGGCGGCCAAGGGCCTGTGCCCGGACAATCCCGCCGCCAGTACCATCAATCGCATCGAGAAGAAACAGCGCAAGCGCCACACTGTAGATGGCTTGAAAGCCATCAGGGAGAAAGCGCCAGCCTGGCTGCAGAACGCAATCGACCTAGCCCTGATTACCGCCCAGCGCCGCACCGACATTCTCGATATGCGCTTTGATGGCGTTCGGGAGGGGTTTCTCTATCTGGTGCAGAAGAAGACGGCGAAGGCCAGTGATGCGGCATGGATCCGCTTTCGGGTTACGCCCGAGTTACAAGCGGTGATAAGCCGCTGCCGTGACGACACCGCTTCGCCCTACCTGGTGCACCGGAAGCCCGATCGCCTGAAACAGAAACAGGCGCAGACCAAGGACCACTGGACGAAGGTTGAGGAACGGTATTTGACGCGAGCGTTCAAGGAAGCGAGAGAGGCGGCGAGCTGCTACGCAGGATGGAAGGAAGAAGAAATGCCGGGCTTCCATGAAGTGCGAGCGCTGTCGCTGCACCTGTACAAGAAAGCCGGGAAGGACGGACAGAAGATCGCTGGCCACGCGAGCGAAGTCATGACCAAAAACTACCAGCGTGACCACGAGGAAGTCATCTGGTCCGAGGCAATTCCGGACCTGAATATCAGCGAAATCACCGGATAGTTTTGCGCCAGTTTTGCGCGGGTTTTGCGCAGACACAAAAAAGCCGATCTAGATGATCGGCTTAAGTGTCTCGAGATAAAATCTCGCAACCCTTTGAATTATATGGTCGGGACGGAGTGATTCGAACACTCGACCCCTAGCACCCCATGCTAGTGCGCTACCGGACTGCGCTACGCCCCGACTAGGCGTGTTACCTGTTCCTCATCTCGAGGAACGCTCAAGAATATATCGCAAGCTTTTGAAAACTGGAAGTATTTAAAAGCATAAATTTATTTCTTGAGCACAACCAGCACGTCTTCGAGCTCGGCAATCATCTGCCGGATCATCTGTTTGTACTGGGTGGTGTCATCTTTGGCTTCATCGCCGGACAGGCGCAAGCGTG